ATGACTTACAGATGCACGAGAGGACTTGCAGGCTGGACTGTCGAGAAGGAAGAGAACATCATCGGCAAGATACCCGTAATCCTGTTCCAGCAGGATAAGGAGTGGAAGGGTGTTGAGCCACTTATCGAGAGAGAAGAGTATATCGGTTCGAGGACAGCGGACACGAACGACTACTTCTCCGACCCTATGTTCCTGCTGAACTCGGATATCATCAAGAACCTTCCTGAGAAGGGAGACGCAAACAAGACGCTTGTCGTAAAGGGGCTTGACGATGTCAGCAAGGCGGCGCAGTTCCTCACATGGGATAACGCACCGGAAAGCAAGCAGAAGGAAATTGAGTGGCTTCAGAAGCACATTCTCACCAAGACATTCACACCGGAGATAGACTTCGAGAACATGAAGGGGCTTTCGAACGTGTCCGGCAAGGCTCTCAAACAGATGATGCTCCTTGCGGACATCAAGGCCCAGAAACAGAAGGATTCCCACGATGAACTGCTTGACAGAACGGCAAACCTGTTTGTTGCCATCATCGGAAACGTGCTGAACATAGCCCTCAAATCTGAGTGTGACAAGCTCGTGGTAACTCATGAGTACCAGGAACCGTTCGGAGAAGATGTCGCAGAGACACTTCAGAACATTATTGACGCTTCAGACGGTGGAATTATGTCAACAGAGACAGCCGTAGAACTCAATCCGCTTGTGAAAGACCACGCAGTGGAAATGGGAAGGCTGCAGAAGGAGAAGGAGGAAAGACAGACGGTTCAGAACTCCATATTCAACGACACCGAAGGAGCAGGACCGCAAACATTCAACGAATAAGATAGCCTATGGCAAAGAAGAACCCGGAAAGCGAGACAGCGAAGCGGATAAAGAGAACTGAAGCCTACGCTGAGAAGGTGAGAATGATGTTCGCCCAGACGGTGAATGACATTCTCGCCCTGAACAAGTCTGTACCCAAACTTGAAGAGGGTGTGATGTTCAGCTTCGATGACATGAGCATGAAGATGCAGAATGAGGTGGAGGAAGCTCTGAAACGGCTTCACGCTTCTGTCCTTCTTGCCATCGAGAATGGTATATCACTTGAATGGGAGCAGGCGAACGCTGAATGTGACGAGCTCGTTTCCTCGATATATGGGGAAAAGGCGCTGTCTGACCCGAAGCTGGGTGCAGCCATGCAGCGCAACGCATCAGCCATGAGAGCATTCATCGAGAGGACGGAAAGCGGAATGAACCTTTCGGACAGGATATGGCTTCCCGTCCGCCAGCTCCGTGAGGAAATGGAGGTAGCCATGACCGTAGCCATCGGCTCGGGCAAATCTGCGGCTTCAATCAGCAGGACGGTAAGGGAATGCCTTAACGACCCTGACCTCATGTTCAGACGGTTCAGGTACAAGGACGAGAACGGCAAATGGAGAAGGAAGTGGAAGAAGCGTGTCAAGGACGAGGAAACCGGGAAATACAGGTGGATTGACTATGACCGTGATTCCTACAAGACCGGAGCCGGTGTCTATAAGTCTTCTGCCAAGAATGCCATGCGTGTGGCACGGACAGAGACCAACATAGCATACAGACGTGCGGATCATGAGCGGTGGGTTCAGATGGATTTCGTACTCGGCCAGGAGATACAGCTTTCAAAGAGCCATCCGGTCTATGATATATGCGATGTCCTCAAAGGAGTATATCCGAAGGATTTCGTCTTTGACGGTTGGCACCCGCAGTGTTTCTGCTTCGCTACCCCGGTACTTGTTGACGAGGAGGAAATGGTGAAGATGAATGAAGCCTTCGTGAACGGTGAGGAATACACACCGCAGGGAAAGCAGGTGAAGGACTATCCCGACAACTTCAAGGACTGGGTAAAGGACAATGCCGACAAGATAGCCGCTTCAAAGCAACGCGGTAAAATGCCGTATTTCGTGCAGAATAACCAGATGGCAATAGACAACATTCTGAACCCGAAAAAACAGCTTACAGCTAAAGAGAAGGCCCAAATAAGGCATGATTCGAGGACGGAGGAACAGAAGCAAGCCATCATCAAGGCATGGAATGACAGAAAAGCCACCCGTAAGTACGGAAACAGCATCCTTTCCTACATGGACGGTATCTCTGACGTTGATACTTCGGCATTGAAGAAGGCGCTGGCAGGAGGAAACGATGAAGCTATACTGAAGGAAGCGTACAACCTGAAGGCTGTCGGAAAGGAAATACTCTCCTACAAGAACCTCGACAACCCTATGCAGGTCGCAAAGCAGTTCTCCATGTCGGATGCGAAGATAGTAAACGAAGCAGTCCAGAAGAAGCTGGACGAATGGGCCGGATATTCCCTCGACAAGCAGAAGCAGAAGCTCATGTTCGAAATCGACTGGGTGGAGAAGCACAAGAAGTACACCACATGGGAGGTTTCTCAGAAGGCATACATGAAGCAGCTTGACAAGGTCAATGACGCTATAGACTGGGAGACCATCGGAAGCGAGTTCAAGGACATGAGCAGCTTCAAGACCAAATCGAAGCCTTATCTCGAACTTGTGGACAAGCTGGAGAAGGCGATTTCGGACAATGACAAGGCGGAAGCAAACAAACTGATTGCTGACATCAGAAACAAGCGTGCCCAGCTCGACAAGGCAGCTATGGCAAGGCAGAAGAAGAATGTCAAGACACAGTTCGGTGATGACGCATACAGCGAAGAGAGAAAGAACGCTGCCGTGTGGGACAAGGGAGACGGAAAGCTTGCGGACGATACCCTGATAGATGCCGCCGGGGAAAGGTGGCTTTCAGCAAGCAAGAAGGAGAAGGACTATATCTTCGAATACACCCATCACTATGCTGACGTGAACGAACCTCTTCAGGGAAGGAAATACTACAACCCGCAGAAGAAGGAACGCTTCGTGGAGAAGGTCACAAACATGACATCGTACATCGACAAGAGCGAGCTGCCGAAAGACATGTGGTTCACCCGAGGTGACAGCAGCATGGACGTGATACGTTCAAGAATACAGTTCGCCGGAGGAACGATGCCTGACAGATTGCAGGACCTTGTCGGAATGGTAATGCAGGAAGGCGGATTCATGTCCACCGGAAGCCGTAAGGGAAAAGGATTCAGCAGCAGGGAGGTCATCCTGAACATATACGCTCCGAAGGGCTCAAAGGCTGCATACCTCGAACCTATCAGCGAATACGGAAACGGTGCGAAAAGGAAATGGGACGGAAAGGAAAGGTTTTCATCCTTCAGTTCCGAACATGAAACGCTGTTCCAGCGAGGTACGAAAATGAGGATAACGAAAGTATATACCGAGTATGGAAAGACCTACATAGACTGTGAGGTCATCGGTTGTGATCCGAAGGACTTGTCTTATGTGAAGGACAGCAACATCGGATATTAAAAAAAGGCTGTGTAATGAAACACGGCCCTTTCCCTTTGTTACCCCGGTATCTTGTCTTCCGGATAATGGTCATTCGCTACGAAAAGATAATTCTCGACAAGGCTGTAGAACTGTTCTATGTTCCCCTTGATGTCCGTGGCGGTCTTGCCCCACGATGTGAACATGACAATCAGAAGGACATGAGGTATTCCGGGGAAGTCCTTCCCTTCTATCCCCTTGTAGTAATCTTCTTCGCCCTTGAACTCTCCGTCACTTTCAACGTACACACGTTCCATGTCCCAGAACCAAGCCATGTTATCGTCTCCCGTGAACGGATTTGCCTTCTCGCCATTGTAGTATCGGCATTGTTTAGTCAGATCGTTCTTTGCCATATATCTTGAATGTTTTATAGAAATCGTTTACAACTGTCACCATACAGCCCGGAATGAGCTTCAAAGCCTTCATAGCCATGTCTGAAGGTATTCCCCATTGGGCTTCAGCCATAGAGCCTACTATTGCCCCGATTGTGTCACTGTCACCTCCCCATGATACGGCTTTCCTTATTGCATCCTCGAATGAAGTGCTTGATACCAGTATCTTCAGGCAGACAGGTACAGTTCCCTGACAAGTCTCGTTGAACACACCAGGAATGTAGTTCCCTGACATGAAACCGGGATAGTAAGCGTCCATCACCTCTGCAAGTCCGGCAAGGTCATGCGTGGTTCTCAGGTGGTATATTGCATGTGCAACGGCTACGGCACCCTTTACACCTTCGGGATGGTCGTGTGTCACGATGGCTGTCTTCTCCGCTTCGGACAGTATGGTGTCCAAATCGTTGAAAGCCCATGCAACTGGGCTGACACGCATTGCAGAACCGTTGCCGAAGCTGTTGTAAGGCTGAGGGTAGTCAGAATGAACCCAACGCGCGAACGAGCCGCCATATCCACCCATAGGGTGCGGGAACAGACGGCACCAGCGGTGAAGCGTCTGCATATAGCTTTCTCCCGAAAGGACTGCATCGGCGACAGCCACCGTACAGATGGTGTCATCAGTATAGCTGCATCCGCTCGTGAACAGCTTGAAATCGTACTTGTCGGTATTGTTGAACTCAAAGCGTGAGCCGACAATATCCCCTATAATTGCTCCTAACATAGTCAATCCTCCTTATTTGTCTGTGATGCTATCAGCTCTCCCTGCCATATAGTGCACTGTCCGTTCTCATAGGGCTTTTCCTTGATGCTACCGACATTTCTGAGTGTCTTGTAGGTTATGCCTATCTGCTCCGGTGTAAAGTGATGGAAAATGGCTGATTTCGAGCCGAAATAATAATGTCTCTTTCCGTTTATCGGCTCCTTGAATTCTACGTGGAATATTTTTCTAATCTGTGGCATAATGTTAAGTAATACTATGCAAAGGTACGACAAATATTCAACATTCGCCATACCTTTACAGTTAAAAAACGGTTTGTCAATTAGATTTCCACCCCAAGGAGCCTGCTTGTCGCATATTTGGCATTCGGTGTGAGCTGTCTCTGCCATGCCACGTTCTTCGGAGACCACTTGAACGCTGCACCCTTCAGCTTCTTAATCATTTCAGCGTCCGGTCTCTCGTCAAAGTATATCCTTATACGCTCTTCCGAGTAGCACATTTCGATTTTCCCGCCATCGAAGGGTATCTCACTGTCTTCTGTCTCTGCCATCGCTGTATGACGTCTTATGGCTTCCTCCGTGGCTTTAATCTTCGCATTGTTGTTGCTTATCTGATATGCCTGGAACCCCTTCTTCTGAAAAGCATATTGAGGTTCTGACATGACCTCGTTTATAAGCTCCTTTGAAAGACCGAGTGCTTCCAGCTCCTCGTACTGCTCGACCTGGCTCAGCTTCTTGCTCCGGACGATCTTGTTTACAGCCTTCATCTTTTCCTGTAGTTCGGTCAGCCTTTCGAGCTTTTCCTGAAGGCGCTCGACCTCTTCCCATCCGACAAGACGCTTCTCACGGTTCAGTCTCTTCAGAACCTTGTCGCGCCATGTGGTGAAACGGTCGTAAGCGGAACGCTCGTATCTGTTCATCTTCTCGTGACGCTTGTTGTTGAAGTTCCCGGCACCCGTAATCATTACCGAGTATGTGCGGCTCAGAGCCTGCATCCATTCACAGAACTTTGCGATATAACGCTTTTCATACTCAGCCCTGAACTGTTCAGGGATTTTCGGAAGGAACTCGTCAAGACCGTTGTCGAGGTCACGCAAAAGACCTTCACCGTATCTTTCAGGGTCAAAACTGATACCTCGTCCTGCATTATAAGCAAGTTTCTTCACTGCTAAAACTGATTCTCTCATATTTCTTTGCTTTTTAAGTTAATAAATCCATTCCACACTGTTGATGTATTCGCATATCTCCATGTTGTAGCCAGCTTCCTCGATGTAGCCGCACAAGGCTTTCTTTACGTCCTTTTCGGTACCGTGGTTCATGGCTTCAAGTATCGGTCCGGCAAGGGCGGGCCATGTGATGCCGTAGTCAGACACGTTGTTATAGAACTCTTCCTGAATGTATTCGGCGCCAGCCCTTCTGTCAAGTATCAAATCTATTATCATGGCTTCTTCATATTGTTGTTTATAATGCTTCTTACTATCTCCTTTGCCTGCTCGATGCCTTCCTTGTAGCCCTTGGCAAATTCAGTCCTTGTCGAAAGGTAGGCGGTAGATCCGTCCAGCCATTCCATGATGGCACTGATGGTTTTTCCTTCTTCGGAAACAGGCTCCTTTGCCCATTTCTCGAAAGCGTCATAATATCCGGTTCTGATGAACAGCATGTCTCCCGAACCGTCTCCCCACCAATCGTTGCAGTGAGAGATATACCGTCCGGTCTGGTTGTGGTTTGCCGGACACATCTTCCTGTATATTGACCTGAACATTACCGAAACGATACGACCTTTGTAGTTTCCTGCGTTCACCGCATCGTTGGTGCAATAGCCGTACATGGAAACGGTCTCGATGTTGCCGTCCTCGTCGAGGAACTCCATGTCCGCGCTGCCCCATGCTCCGTGAATGATTGTGTCCTTCAATAACTGCTGTTCGTCCTGAGTAAGGACGGAAACGATTTCCTTTACCTGCTGAACTGTTACTTCCATGATGATTATAATTTAGATTTGATGTATTCGATATCTTCCTCCCAAAGCTCCAATCCCATTTCGAGGGTTCTTGTGACTACAACCTTCTCCCCTACAAGCCTTACAGCCATTTTCCTGAAATCGGTGTTATCGTGCACCCTTGACTTGCTGACAAGGAAATCAGCCATTTCAGTTGAAAGGGAATTCATTTCGTTGAGCTTCATTTCGTGATTGACAGCCCTTGCGTGTACGTCACTGATAATCTTGCTGTCTCCATGCTTCTTGAAATCCTCGCAGAACTCGTCCTTATCCATTGACGTGTTCATGTAAACTGCGTGAATGTAGTTGAACTCTTCGCCCGATGGCTTCATGCCTGTTCTTTCTTCAAATTCCTTCTGTGTCATGTTTCTGTCCTCCGTTATTTGATTTCACCTCTGTACTCCTGCATCACTCTTGTAAGATACCCGAACCCCAGTCTCGATTTTGCAATCACCTTGCCGTTCTCGTCCAAGCGACCGTGATAGGTGTCTCCGAATGCGTTTGTAACCTGTATTTCGTTCCCGTTTATTGTGAGTGTATCACTCCAGATTTTTGATGTATAAGTAATTGTTTCCATAAAATTTGTTTTTGTTTATCCGTGTGCTTGATAAGAACTCATGTCTTATTTTCATTTCGTTGGTACAAAGGTAGGGCAAATATTTAATACTTGCAAGTTTTTAAGGACAAATTTTTAATAAATGCCATATTTAGCCATGCGGTAAGCGGTTATAATGGTATAAACAAATATTTCATAAATGCAAGGAAATAGCTCATTTTCATACGCTTATTAGGCACATTATTGGGAAATATCAGTATATTTGCACAGTTTGATAAAATAATTCAGTATGAACAAGAAACTTTTAGAGAAACTACAAGACAAGTGTAAAGACTTTGGATTGTCAGAAAAAGCAATCGAGGACCTGGCAGAGCTGGGCAGTGATGGCTTGACAGATGAAACCTCTGACGAGGACATCGAAAAGAAGGCGGATTCGTTGGTACCTCATGCGAAATTACTGCAGGCTGAGGTGACACGCAAGTCGCAGAAGAGAACAACCACTCCTCCAAAAACGGTTGAAACCAGCGAGGAAGAACCTGACTGGTTCAAGGCTTACAAGGAACAGCAGGAAAAGCAGCTTCAGGAGTTGAAAAACGAGAACGCTGCCATGAAGGCTGAGAAAAGTAAGGCTGAACGAGGTGCTGCCATCGCTGCGAAGGCAAAGGAACTGGGTATCCCTGACCTTATGATGAAACATTTCAGCATTGCTGATGATGCAGACATCGAAAAGGTTCTTACGGAGTATAAACAGGACCTTGTCACCAGCAAACTGATGCCTGCCGAAAAGGTGGACATCCTAACATCATCCGAACAGGCAGTAAAGGATGACGCCAAATCATGGGCGAGTACACTGCCAGATGTCTAACTAAAAATTGTTTGAAAAATGGCAATCAAATTTGAAAGAACAGCTTTCTCGGGCGACATGGACCCGTTTTGGAGAAAAGAGGTCAGAATGTTGCCGGGCGGCTTCTCATTGAAGCAGACCTTCGCTGTGGGTGACATCATCCGAAGAGGTTCGTTCTTGCAGGTGGACGTGAGCGACATGTCTGCCGCTGTCGTGAAAATCGGGCAGATCCAGGAAGGTGGAGATACAACATCTGCACGTGTCAGCAAGAAGAACAACTTCTGTGTAGGTGATGTCGTGTACAAGGTAGGTGTGGAAGAGGTATCGGCCACAACTACAGTCTCCAAGATTGACAGAAGCAATCCTGACTACGATGTCATCACGTTTGCGGCTGCAATATCCGGGCTGGCTGCAAATGACTACATTCAGGAGTTTGACGCATCATCTAAGAAGCCGAAGTATGTGGCGAATGCCGTACTTGG